CTCTTCGTGTTACATCATCCATGTAATAAGTCCAGACGCATAAAAGAACACTGCCACCGCTTCAACAATCAATAACGGATTGTCCCGTTGCTTCCATCCTGCCCAAGCCCACATCGCACTACCTACACCACTAAGAACAATATTTAGTGGGTAGATATTAAAACTGGTTAGTGCAATACCGACTAGGCAGAAACAGGTAGCAAGCCATTTAAAAAGTAGCATTATGCTTGTCGCCATTTATCAATAACAATATCAAGAACTTCTCCATCTAAGTATTCAAATTGAGACATTCGATTATCACAGTTTACTACAATTGGTGCAGTCGCTGTGGTTGGCACATCCCAAGCTGAATTGCGTAGCCAAAGATAGCGTTCAGCGTTATTAAACATCTCTTTATTGTCCTGAATCCTACTAAAGACATCCTTGTTCAGTTCACGCAATCGATCAATCTCATTACAAAGATCTGTGATGATTCTTTTAGTTACATGATAATCATCGTGTTGAGCATACTTTAATGCTTTTTCAAGTAAATCGTCTTTCATATTGTCTCCTGTATTTCTAACATACGACCGGTTGAAGAATTATATAGCAAATCGCCAGCACCGCCAGTATAGCCACTAAAGCGGTTCTTTAAAACCCTAACATGAGTAGTGTTTCTCTCGATGGGATCATTAGCCTGTCCATTACGCTCAAGTCCAATCACGATGTCAGATAGCTGTGCTATCGATCCTGATCCACGCAACTGAGCCAGCGAAGTAACAGCTCCTTCCTCGTGACCTTTGCTTTCAGGACGCTTTAGGTGCGACACACATAGCAGACTGATACCGGTCTCCTGCACCAGCATCCGCAAGCGAGTCATAATAGCATCAAGTGCCTTCCGTTCATCGCCAACGTCGCCACCACTAACAATGATACTAATGTGATCCAGCACCACATAGCCACATCCGAGTCCTTTTGCCATATAACGAACACGATTGACAATATTATCAAGGTTACTACTACCAAAGTGATCGAAAAGATAAAGGCGATCAGTTCCCAAAGTTCTAGCAAAACCATCTTTTAACTCCTCTTCAGTAACATCCACATCAGGTAAGTGGATTGGTTTATTCAATGCCAAAGACATCAGCGATCTAGCAGTCTTACGCACCCCCTCTTCCAAGAACATCATGCCAATATTATCCTCGGTCTTGGATAGGATATGCCATACGATCTCACGCAAGAACTGTGATTTACCCAAGCCTGATCCAGCAGTAATCATAACTAACTCGCCCTTACGAATGCCATAGGTTAGTTTGTTGATGCCGGTATAAGGATAATCGACTTCTGCCTTGTCAATAGGCTGAGATACTACATCCCATAGAGTTGAGCCTTGGATGATGCCATCAGGCACATAAGGGTCAGCTTTCCACCAATCTTCAATAAAAGCGGAATCGGCTTTTCGTTGTAAATAATCAGATGCGTCTTTCAATCCTGTCCGCATTTTCATAATCTTCACTTTACCGCCAAACAATTCAGCTACCGCTTGAGCCGCCTTCTGCCCCACCTCATCGACATCAAAGGCTAGAATAATGTTCTCGAAGGAATCAATGTATTCAAACTGGGCTTTACAGTCCTTTAAAGCAGCCTGTGCGCCGTTTCTAACCGATACGACAGGGTACTTAGCCCCCATCATCTGAAACGCTGATAGAGCGTCTAATTCGCCCTCACAGATGGTTATAAATCGACCACCTTTTGAGAATAAATGTTGCCCGAACAGTGTCGCACCACTGAAGTCACCTGCGATCAAGAAATGCTTATTCGCCACCAGTCTTGTCTTGACGGCAATTAGATTGCTGTTAGCGTCATAATAAGGGTAGTGGTGCTTATTGTTTTCTTGCTTGACTCCATACTTAACACAGACCGCAGATGTGATCCCTCTCTCAGAGATAGCACTTGTTGCAGACTTTTGGTAAAACTCCAGATCTTTATTCATAGGTTTAGTATCGTAAGTGACAACTCCATCGCCTGTGACATAGGCATTACACACAAAACAATGTGTATGCCCATCGTCGTACAAAGCATTACCATCGCTTGAGCCACACTTCTCACAAGCTACATGCTTTACGAAGTTACTTTTTCTTTCCATTAGCATTTACTTTGCTTTCCTTAATGTTTAGTGTTTCTGCGTGAAACTCCATAACTACATGGGATAATTCTTCTAACTGATCTGAGTATTGCTTTACTGTATCGTGTACAAACCACATAGAACCGCTAGTTAAATCATTCGGATCAGCCGATGCTAGTGTTTCTAGCATTGATACAAAGCAATTCATACGGCTTTGAATCAGGTCAATCTTGTTGCTAATATCATAATAATAATTTTCCATCATTTCTCCTATTTAACATCAATCACGCCCTGCATCCTAACACGATGCGGGTAATCTTTTTCAATCCAAAAACAACGATAAGTCCCATCTCTAACGCTCAACCAAGCCTCGTAGCGATGATTCTTGCCTGAGTAATCATCACAACCAGCGTGGTCAAATTCTACCTTGTTTGCAACCCAGCCACACATAACACCGAAGCAAAAGACAGCGAGATAAACAAGGTCTTTAATCATCGACATCTTCAGCTACTGCCCGTTGGACTAAGCGATTGACCTTATCAGCAATAGCAATCTCCAAGTCCGCCATGACCGCCTCATAGCCGTAATCACCGATTAGATCGACAAAGTCCATCATAATAAAGTGATACCTAGCTTCTTCGTTGTGGTGCATAAATCCTCCTTGTAGTTGAGACAATATCATAGATTAAGAATAAATACAATTACATAAAAACAACACTTGCTATTGACAGAATCATAAAAGTATGCTACCCTCACTATATAGATTCTGCATTGTTCTTTAGATCTCTAGAGCTTTAGAGTTTAAATAATAATTTAAATAATAGAACTATATTATCTATAAAGGTCTTTAGTGCTCTAACGATCTGCATAGACATCACCATGAAAGTCATCTAAATCAACAGAATCTTGATAATAATCGTATTCAGCGTCAGGACTAGGCATCTCGGTTTCATGCAACAGGTCTTTTCTGTCAATTGTTGGAATCAAGATCTCTAAACCTGTGTAGCAGTCTTGACACATATCCAAGTATTTGCCGTCAAGGGTTTTCCGAGTAGCCTCGTAATCATTAAGTAATTTATCGCATACTGTGCAGTGCATCATTTTCTCCTAAAGTTAATTTACAACAATGTCAGTATTACATAAATTTGATTTGTCAACATTAGGATAAACCCTAACCCACCATTTAGGTTACCGCTTAAGCCACCATTGAGGTCACCTTAGCCTACCATTTAGGTTACCGCTTAAGTCACCATTGAGGTCATATAGGACATAAATAGATATAAAAGGGTATATTCCATAATATGAAAATATATCGAAAAATTGCAGCATAGGGTAAACCCTAATAGGGAAAACCCTATAATCAAAGCTGCGGAAAAACTAAGGGTAAACCCTAATATAAATGCTGCTTTCATACAATCGATTTTAAGGGCATTTTTAGGGCTTTTGAGCTGTTTTTTAAGTTTAAGCTATCTAGCCCTAATCAGGGTAAAAATAATGCCCTATGGATCGTTTTAAGGGCTTATAAAGGGTATTGATTAGATATAAATAGGGCATAGGGCTTTAATACAGGGCTTTAGGGCAATAAAAAACCCTGATCCATACAGCGATCAGGGCAAAGGGTTTAAGGGTTTATAGATCTAATAAAGGAATATTAGTAAGATCAATAAGCGGATTCGCATAAAAAATTCATAGATCCTAGAAATAAGCGATCTCATTTTCTGCCCTTGCGATCTTAGATTCCTCACTAGATAACCATTCGAATATGTTTTTTGCATACGAAAAATCGGATATAGATCTGATAAAAGTATTTTCGTCTATTTGATTATCCATAACCATAATTGCTAGATCCTGAAAACTAGCTAATCCGAATCGAGATATAAATCTTTTAGCTTGCGTATAGGATAGAGATCCTGCTTTATCGTATCCGAGATCAAAAAAATCATTCACTATTAAATCTAATTCTCTATCTACATAATCATTTGCATTATCAATACTATTTTGAGATCCATAGCTTGAATAATTACCATAACCATAATTATAAGAATTGTAATCATAGGAATAAGAATTGATTTTAGGTTTATCAGGATTTTCTAAAATCTGGCTTTCCCATAAAGTTAAATCATTTTCGGGATTGGCTTTCGCTGTATTGCTGGCACTCCATGCGTAAGTATTGGATAACCATAAACCAGCCCAAT